CTAATTCAGGTAATGCGTATCCAAATGATACTGGTCCTGATATTGGATTAGGTACTGGTGTCTATCCTATAGAATGGTATGGTTTATCGTATCGCAATAAACCACCCTTAAATCCAAATGATCAAAGTTCTATTCTTTCAAAATATAATTGTGTAGATCAAAGATTCCCAAATCAAGGTTGGAGAACATTTTTACAGAATGACCAGATTATTCATTTAGTTGATGATGGTGGTAGTGATGCAAACTCTATTATTGAAATATTGCCTCCTGAACAAGCGACTCATCAGATTACTGGTGTAAAATATGGTAAGCAACCTTGGGTAAGATCTTATGCTAATACAATAGATCAAAACCCTGGTATGGGACAGAATTGGTCAACATTTATGAAGTCTCATGGTATTGCTATATCTAATACTGATACTTCTCTTGGTACTACTGCTGCTAATAATTATGCTCCAATAACTCAAAGAGGTGAAATAGAATTTGATATAACTTCAAGTACAGGAGCAGGAACATATACTGTTGTGGCAGCGTCAGATAATGGATGTAAATTTACATGGGAACATGTTCCTGGATTATTTGCTAGTGAGACTTTTGTTACTCCAAAATTCTTTAGTTCTGGTTCTAGTTGGGGATTTGGTGTAGCACCTGCTGGATTTACTGAAAAGGGACGTATTTGGCCATTTACTTCAGAAGGTGGAGCAGATGCTAATTTAAATACTAGCACTAACGCTTGGTATCCTGAAGGACCTACAGCAGCTGGTGCTTATAATATGGGACCAACTTATTTCCAAAAGAATGTTACTGCTGGTGAATATGGAACTTATAAATTGGTATTTGAGTTAGAAAATGCTCACGCATTAGATGAAGCACCAACAGTAAATCCAGGTGGAAATCCTGGTGTTACTTATAGTAGGATTCCTGATATTCGTCCTCAGAGTGTTGAAGAGATAGAAGCAGAAGAGGCATTACTCGCTGCTGGAGGTGATCCTAGTTCCAGATATAAGAATAGAGCATTTGCTTATAACCCTGTAGGTGTTGCTTTTAAAATATTTGCTCCTAATGGTGCTGAAATAAAGACTTCTCTTGATATGACTGGTTCTGGATCTTACTCATATGGTGTACCAACAATAACTTGGACTGCTTCAAATATGTTACCAAATAGTAATGATCCATTACATCAAGTTCAATGTCAATCAGAAGCTGTGAACCCAACAATGTCACATTATCAGTACACTGCATATGATTCTTATTCACAAGTTCCTGAAGTTGGAGAGAGTGGTTATCCTAATACAACAAAGAGTGTTGCCAATAATCCAGATTCAGGGTCTAAATTAGAATTTAGATCTGATGATAGTGTTCCTCAAGGTACACTTAATGGAGGTTCTGTATATGGAACTATTACTCCTTCTCCAAATTCAAATGGTAGGATGGAGTATGAGTTCATCGCAAGTAATCCTGCAGGTAGTACTACAAAGAAAATGACTATCGAGTAATTAGAACTTGACAGTAAACTAGATTTTTGTTATAATTTTATTATGAAATTTACTCTTGCTATAGGAAACCCTCCTTATGGTGTAGGAGGGAATCTTGCTATAAAGTTTTTAAATAAAACGTCTGAGATTACAGATGATATTAGGTTTGTATTACCTACATCTATTAGGAAACCTTCGTCTCAGAATAAAGTTAAACCATATCTTCACTGTGAGATTGATGAAGATCTAGATCATGCTACATTTCCTGGTGGTATTAATGCTGTAAGACAATATTGGAGAGTGAAAAACTCTTCGAGATTTGAAATAGGAGTGAACGAGATTCCTATGCATACTGAACATCCAGATTTTGAATTTCTAGATTATAAAGATAGATTTGAAGCAGATGTTTTTGTTGGTGAATATGGATGTGGTCCTAGTGGAGTAGTAAAGACTGAGAACTTTACACATTATGCTAAGGGACATCACTTTCTAAGTGTAAGATCCCCAGAAGTTTTGGAGAATCTAGTTGAGTTTGCTTCTAAGTTTAGAGAGGTAGCAACCCAATGTAATGGTCGGTATCATTTTGGAAAGAATGATTTGATTACAACTTATATTCAATGTTTAGATGAAAAAGAACAAGCATAATATAGAGACAGGATCTAGTATTGAAAGATCTGATGAAAGAATAAAGGAAACTCAAGAGGTATTCACACCTTCTGAGTTGGTAGAATCAATGATAGATGATATTCATATTGATTTATTGAAAGATCCTAGCAGTAAATTTATTGATAATTCAGCAGGGTGTGGCAATTTCTTGATTGGACTAAAGGAAAGACTCTGTTTGTACCATAATGAAAAGCATGTATTGAATCACATGCTATATGCTGTAGAGATACTAGAGGATAATCATAAGGAACTTTGTGGTCGTTTGGGTGTGACAACTCATCATCCGCACTATGTTTGTGCAAATGCTCTGGAATACGACTATAGTTTTGGAGAACCGATAGGAGTAGAGCAATTCTTTTGATTTCAACATATAGTTGACATCATTTGGATATGGTGCTATATTAATATCAAAGTTTCATAACCTTCTTTTTGGAAACTGAAACGGGTACAACCGTAACCTTCTTTTTGGGAAACGGGTATTTTCGATTTAAACATGACAATTAAAAATAAAATGGGTGAGTACGTCCCATTTGAATTAGGTACTTCTCTTAAGGAAGTAATCAAAACGTATTGGTTGGGATATGATGAGTATTCCACTATAGAAGAATTGTATTGCCAGAGGGATACCGAAGGTAGATTTAGCAGAGCAAAATCGTATCTCTCAAGATTCATACCAGAACATGCTGTAGTTACCATTGGTGTACTTACAGAATCAGATACTATGAATGGTAAAAGATATAAGGCAGGTAGTAGATTTAGGGTCGATTCAAACACAAGAGCATTTTGTTGGGGTAATGGACACTCTGATAAGATCCCTCAAGAGGTTTGTGTTATTGAATTTAGTTTTCCATCTTTTGCTAGATTAAAAGAGTGTTATGACACTTATGATTCTATCAATGCTACTGAAAAGAATCAGGAGAAGTTTTATGGAATAATTACTGGTATGTGTAATTACAATCCAACTTCTAAAAAAGTTAAGAAGGGTGTTGTTATTACTGCTTTGAATATGGCATCTTCTTGTTTTCAACCTGATGTTTATACCAGTAAAGCACCTTCAACTGAAGCATTACCTGGTCAGACATTTTTCTTTATTGATGAGATAAAAGCATTTGACCAGTTAATTAAGACTGAATCAAACTGGAACCAAACTTGGACATGTGCTGCTTTAATGGCAATGAAAAAGTATGGTACTGAAGATGAAAGATTGTTAGAAGGATTTGAACGCTTAGACAATAAGCAATCAAATACTATTCCTTCTGCATGGGATGGTATGACACATATTGTGGAAGAGTGGAAAACTGATGCTTTCTTGGGTGAAAAGGGTACAAGGTATTCTCAGTTTGAAAATCAAGTTTCATACTGCCTCTATTGTATTGATAAGTGGATGAAAGATGTTCCCATAGGAAGAGTAGGTAACAACTGGAAATCAACTGCTTCTAAGTACAGAGAAAAAGTAACCCTAAACCAGTTCATGTAGTGTCCTAAGACCCCTTCGGGGGTCTTTTTTTATGCTATAATATAATCAACTGAGAAACATTGATGCCTTTACGTCCACACCAATTTGATGCTACAAAGGCAATGTTTCAACATTCTAAGGGTCAGATTATCATCCCTACAGGTGGTGGTAAGACTATGTGTATGATTGATGATGCCGAACAGCGTTTTAGATCAACTATTGGAGATACAATAGTTGTAGTCGCACCACGCATACTATTAGCAGAGCAATTATCATCTGAGTTTCTTGAGATTCTTGATAATGTATCTGTGATGCATGTTCATAGTGGAGAAACTTATCACTATAGTACCACAAATAGTCATAAGATAAGAGTATGGAATAATAATACTGTAGGCAATAAGATTATATTTACTACATATCATTCACTCCATAGGATAGTGGAGTCTGATATATCTATAGATACCATTTACTTTGATGAGGCACACAATAGTGTACAAAGAAACTTCTTCCCTTCTGTTAAATTTTATGGAACTGTGGGTGCTAACAGGTGCTTTTTCTTTACTGCTACTCCTAAGCACAGCACTACTATTAAAAAAGCTGGAATGAATAATATAGAGGTATATGGTGATGTAATTAGTAATGTACCAGCACCTAAGTTAGTTGATGAAGGTTATATACTACCACCTAAAGTTGAGGTGTATAAGAGTCGTTTACTT